TGATGGCAAAGCTCGGAATTTCCGCTTTTGACAGCAGCGGGAATTTTGTGGGCCTTGAGGAAGTAATCCGCAAGGTTTACGACGCCACCAAGGATATGACGGAGGAACAGCGCAACGCCGCTCTTGCCGCCATCGGCGGGAAACAGCACATTGACGCCCTAAACGCCCTCATGGGAGGCTTGACCACCACCACGGCGGACGGCGCAATAGAGTGGAACGCCCTATCCGACGCCCTTTACAATTCCGACGGAGCTATGGCCAAGATGGCCGAAACCGTCACCAACACCTGGACCGGCGCAAAGGCAAGGCTTGATTCAGCCATTGACGATCTGAAAATAAACCTCGTTGACACCTTTGCCCCATACGCCACCAGCGCAATAAACAGCGTAGCGGCAGCGATACCCAACATAACCGCCGCTATCATCCCGGCGGCGCAAGGGTTTGTTGACTACGCCATCCCAAAACTGACCGCCTTTAAGGACCGGGCCGTCCAGACTTTCAACGACATCCGGCCCACCCTTGAGCGCATAGGCGCAGCGGGACAAGCGGCCTTTACATTCCTGGCGGACGCCGCCGGGACGGCCATGCGGGGAATAGGGGAGGTTATCAGCAGCCACAGCGGCCTCTTTGACAAGCTGGGGCAGATCGCCCAAAACGTCGGCGGCATCATTGCCGATATAGGCGAACGGCTCAAGCCGGTTATTACCTGGGCCGCAAGCACCGCCCTCCCGCAAGTAGCGGACGCCGTTCTAACCGTAGTTGAAAAGCTGGCTGACCTTGCCCTCCTGATTTCGGAGAACAAGGCCCTCGTGATTGCCCTTGTTGCCGCCTTTGCCGGTTTCCAAGGCATAAAGGGATTTACTTCCCTCTTGACCAATTTGGACAACGCAACAAAGCAGTTTGAAAGGTTTGAACGGGTGACAAGAGGCACCAGCCTCGCCGCATCCGCCGCCAGCGGAAAGCTCTCGCCCCTAAGCGTTGCCTTTGGAGTGCTGACCGGCAAAATTAAGCTGGCAGACGTAGCGCAAGAGGCATACAAAGCGAAAATGGCAAGTCTAAGCGGCGGTTTCAAGACGCTCGGCACCATTGGCAAAAACGCCTTTACCGGCCTTAAAAGCGGTATTTCTTCCATCGGCAGCACCCTGGCAGGGCTGGGCAGTAAGATCATGGCCTTTGTAGCAGCAAACCCCGCCGTCCTGATTATTGCCGCCATTGCCGCCGTGATCGCCATCGTTGTGACCCTTTACAACAAATGCGAGTGGTTCCGGGAAAAAGTTGACGCCATCATTGAGGCCGTGAAGGGCTACCTCTCCGCTTTTTGGGAAAAGGCAAAAGAGGTCTTCCAGAAAGTATGGGGAATCGTTCAAGAGGTATGGGGGCAGATACAGCCGTACCTTGCGGCGGCGTGGCAAGCTATCATTTCTGCCGTTTCCGCCGTTGTGACCTTCTTCCAGACCAACGTCCTACCCGGCATTAAGGCGGTTTGGTCTTCCATTTGCGGCGTATTCGCCGCCGCCTGGGAGCTTATCAAGGCCGTATGGGAGAAAGTAAAGCCGTTTTTCCTTGCCGTTTGGGAGGCAATCAAGTCCATTTTCGAGATTGCAGCACCCATCATAGGCGGATTTTTCAAGGTTGCCTGGGCCGTCGTTCAAGCGGTCTGGTCCGTAGCCGCCGCATGGTTTAAGTTGGTTTGGGAGGGAATCAAGGCCGTCTTTTCCGTAGTTGGAGCGGTCCTCGGCGGATTCTTTACCACGGCCTGGGAGTACATCAAGGCCGTATGGAATACCGTTACCGCCTATTTCCAGGCCATATTTGACACCATAGCCGGGATTTTCTCTGTAGTAGCAGCAGTATTGAGCGGGGACTTTTCCGGGGCCTGGGAGGCTATCAAGGGTATTGTCGGCACCTGGGCGGCGTTCTTTGGCACCGTTTGGGAAGGAATCAAGGCAGTTTTCGGGGCGGTAGTAAGTTGGTTTGGCGGGGTATTCTCCGCCGCCTGGGAGGCTATCAAGGCCGTATTCGCCCCGGTAGGAGCCTTTTTCCAGAGCTTGTGGGATACCATAGTCGCCCTGTTTACTTCCATCGGTACCGCCGTAGGCGACGCCATAAGCGGAGCCGTGAAGGGGGCAATAAACGCCGTCCTCAAGGGAGCTATTGGAATCATCAACGGTTTTATTTCCGCCATCAATCTGGCCATCGGCGTTATAAACGCCATCCCAGGCGTGAGCATTGAGAAAATCCAGAAGCTAGAGGTCCCGCAGCTTGCAAAGGGCGGCATTGTAACGGCCCCCACCCTCCTGGAGGCAGGAGAGGCCGGAAACGAGGCGATCATCCCCCTCGGTGAGCTTTGGGGCAATATGCAGGATATGATCGCCACGAACTTGAGCGGGGCCACAGACGGGATCGCCGCCCTTGCGGAAAAGTTTGAGGCGGCGGATATAGGCGGCAACACGGCCCCTATTTCTGACCTTTTAGCCAAGCTCGACAACCTGGGCAACGGCGACGATGACCCGGACAACGGGGGCGGAGAGCCGCCAGGCTTATCAAAGGGTGAGCATGACGGCGGCGCAGAACGTGATCGACGC